AGTTAAGTCCCCGTATCCTGATTGTTCATATCCAAGAGGTGTTCCATCATAAGCTAACTGACCATAACCAAACTCATCATCTCGTTCAGTTTTGAAGTAATCATTTAAGTCGTTTGCTTTAATGTATCCTTGTGGAGTATTTATATACTCTTCTCCAAGACCTTTGTTTACCATAGCTTCAACCTGATTTTCCATGTTAAGCATACCCTCTTGCATACCTCCACCACCTGCTGATTTACTATCAAAACCAACTAAACCTTGATCTGGGTCCATAAATAAATTAGAGTCTACATTAGGGTCATAGTCGTGATGAAACCCCATAGCGTTTAAACCGCCTCCAAGCATACCAAATAAACCCCCTGTGGTTCCTAATCCTAAAATACTAGCTACAGGCATCATACCTGCTGCAACTTTACGACCGTTTATAAAAGAAGGGCTATCTCCCCTAGCTTGTCCTAAGGCATCTATAGCTTGCATATTTCTACCCATACCACCCATGCTTAAAGGATTTCCTGTTATTTGCTGTAAAGCGGTAGGAGCAGTATAAGGTCCTGTACCCATGTCAAATAAACCACTAAGGCTAAAGTTGCTACCGCTTGTAGCAGGAGACTCATCTACAGAAGTTGCTCCTAAACCGTTAAAAATATTTTCTATTCCACTTGCAAAACTAGAAACTGTGTCTGATATTCCTGTGGCTATTTGTTCCGGTACTTCAGCTAATCGAGAAAAACCACGGGTAAACGCATCACTATTTATTGAGGGACTGAAAGAACCGCTAGTTGAAGCTATATCACCAAAAGTAGAACTGTAGTCTTCTCCGCTACCACCGTCATCAAGAGGTGTTCTTCTTGGAGGTAAGGCAGGTAACAAAGGTGCTACTGAAGATGAAACAGGAACAACTGCATCAGGATCAACTACTGCTCCTCTGTCAATAAGAAACCTTTGAAGGAATGGTGGGAGTGATGCTAACTCTTGAGATATTGCCATTATGTTACCCCTGCTGACTTCTTTGAGTAAATAAACCGCCTAGGGAACCAAGAGCATTACCTGCTGTACTACCCATAGCTGCTGTAACATTACCTAAGTTCTGTGCTGCCCCTGTTCTTGCTTGAAGACCTGAAGATGCTAACCTTCCTAAGTCACCTCCGATACCTCTACCTAAGTTAGCTTGCTGTAGTGGGATGTTAAGAAGTCCAGTAGCAGTAGCAATATCACCTGTTTCTCTACCAAGTAAACTATCAATAAGAGATTGAGCTTGTCCAAATGATTGAGTACGTCTTTGATTTTGGCTTCTTAGTATTGCTTCTTCCAGAGTACCCATTTGTTCTCTACCGCCTGTAGAACCTAAGCGTCCCTGAGCAAGAAGTCTAGTCTCTAAATCTGTACGTAGCCTATCTTCATCTCTTTGAAAAAACGGTTGTTGTTGTTCGTAAAATACATCAGCAGCCCCAAATGGATCGGCAGCTAAGGGAAGAAGCTGTTCACCAAATAGACCACTTCTGCTTAAAGCACCTTGGTAAATATCTTGTAGTTCTGGAGATAAATTAAGAAGTGCTGTTTGACTATCAGTATCAAACTCTGCTGTTCCTCCTATACTTCCAACACCAAAAGGCTGACCAGCTTCTATGGTTCTATCTGCTGCTTGATTAATAGATGATGCTTGTTGTTCCGCTGCTCTTTGAATTGCTTTTTGTTGCTCTCTAGCACCTAAGAAAGAAAGACCTCCTCCTAATAATGCTGAACCTAAACCGTCAAAAAAACTTCCCATAATATTCCCTTTGCTTACCTATATTTTACCTTATTTTACCTTGTTTTGTCAAGAGTGTTGTATTGATTAAACTTGAGTGATGACCGTTAACTTCTACTACCATTTTAATTCTTATATTTTTACCTGTTCTAGCCAAAGGAACTTTATATTCCCTAGGACCTGCTATTGGAGCATACTTAGCTTTGCCGTATAAAGAAGAAGAACTTCCATATAAAAATGTTATTGCATCTGAAACTAAAGTAAATGTTTTAGAATAAGTAGAGTCCTCTTCATAGTCTTTAGCTATTGTAATAGTTGCTGCACTATTTTGACCACCAGTTATTATCATTAAACCACTTTTAATTATTTTAGAAAATACTTGATCTCCAAGGTCTAACCAAGTACTTTGGAATTGCCAGTTATAATCACTTTTTACAGTACTATAACAAACACCGCCTTGAAAAGTATGTCCTGCTGTTTCACACGCACTTTCGTTTCCAAAAGAACCAGTTACATTACTAAGAACAATATCATTATATCCAGTATACTCAGCTACAGAAGTAGACGTACCCATGTATAACTTACCGTCTAATGTACTTACAGCCGTATAAGGGTTACTTGTAAATGTCCATGTTGTTATTCTAGGTACTGTTTTAACACCTCTAGAAAAATCAAAATAATAAGCAATGTTACTACTAGGTATAAATGTAACAACAAAACCATCTGTTTGATGATAACAACTTTTAACCTGACTTAAATCAGCAGTACTTATTATCCTACTCAAATCATTCCTTACTGCAATAGAAACAGTTTCTACAGGAGCTTTACCGTCTTGTTGAGTAAGACGAGATAAGGCAGTTAACCCTTCAAAACTTAAAAATAGTAACTCAGTTCCTACGTAAACAAGGTTATCTCTACCAGCTAAACCAGTTCCTATTATAATCTCGTCTAATGATATGCTTGTAGGTACTGAAGCACTTTTAAAAATAACAATGTTTTGTTTACCAAAAACTACTAACTTATCTTCTAACGCACCTAAGGCAATAATTTCATCGTTACCCCAAACAGTTTTAAGATCAATAGAACCAGAAGCACCGCCTTGTAATTTTTGACCAATTAAGTTGTCTGAGTAAAACACAGTTCCTTTATCTTCAGTAACACCCCCATACCATATTCTACCAAACTCACCTAAAGCACATGAGGGATCAAAAGTAGTAATACCGCTAGGTGCGTTGTAGTTAGCTAAGTCATCTATATCTGTCCAAGCAGAGCCACTATAGTTAATAGGCATGTGTCCTGATTGTACACCCCAAAACTGATCATTAAAATTAATCCATTGCCAATTAGAATCAGTTATGGTCTGAGGTGATCCTGCAAAACTTTGTGTCGTAAGTCCGTGAGGTGTTGTAGATGTATCTAGTTTTACTATAGTAGCTCCAGAACCCCCGTAGTATTCTCTAGTACGGTCTGATTTAACAAACTCACCTAAAGACTTTACAGGAGAAGCTAGTATCTTGCCTACTTGTTTAGAACCTTTTCTTGGCCCCATTCGACCCTCAAGGTCATAGACAACATTATTTGCTTCTGTAAGCCACTGTGGTCCTAATGTAGAGTCTTCTGCCTGAGTGTTTAACCCCGCATCTCCTAACCCTTTTAGGACTACTGGTCTAGTTGGTTTAACTGGCATACCAAGTTGTCTCATCTACTGTTCTAGATTGATCTTGAGCAATCGAATCTGATAACGCATCTGCAAATCTACTTACTGCAACATCTGTAGCAGTTCCACCATCTTCACCTCTTTCAGCCAAAGCTAAAGAATACGTACCTAATACAATTAAATTCTCAGGTACTTTTATTGTATCTGCTGCCAGAGTTTTATCTGCTTCGGGTTGAACAGCGTGAACTTTAATGGTGTATGTTGCAGCCGGAATAGGCCAAAAAGAAATATCGTTATCGTTTAATCTAAAATAAGAAGGTACTCCTGTTTGAGTAGTTCCTATAAGACTAAGGTTATAAAAATCTGAATCACTTATTTGAGTAAGCTGTGCATCATTAGTTGTATCAATAACTTGTAGCACTCTAGACCTGTTATTTAAATTAGACATGTTATAAGATTCTGTAGAGGCTGAAGTATTAACTGTTTCTAATGTCCTTAAAATACCCCAGTTCCAAGCATCCTCTACTAAGTCTTTAGTTTCGTTTACTAATTCTCCAATAAGTTTTTGATAATCATCTACACTAGAAGCTGATGTTAAAACTCCTGTCCAATCAGTATCTATAGTGTCCTCTCGTAATCTTCTTAACACCTTATCAATTACTGTTCTATAACTCATTTAGTCATCCTCGCTTAAGAATAATTCTCGTTCCGCTTCTCTTCTCCTTAGAAGACCAGCTATAACTCTTTTTCTAGCGTACTTCCATTTTAAAAACTCATCAGCACAACCTTGATAATTTTCACGGTTAAGCTTCATTCTTGCTGTAGATCGTTGGAAAGCTCCTGTGCCTACATTGTATGAGAAGCTACACAAAGCTCCATATTGGTTTTCCGTTAAAGGTACGTTAACTAAACGTGCTACTCTGTCTTCAGTGGACTTAAGATGATTTTCCATCAATACAGTAGCTTCTTCTTTTGTAATGTCTCTGTGGTCCTTTGTAATACGTTTGTGATCAAATCCATATATAGAACCAAAACCTATTGTCCAAATACCTGCTACATCTTTGTAGGTCTTGGAAGAAAAACCTTCAAAGTCTTTTATTAAGTCAAGACTTCTTTCGTTAATCATTTAGTCCACTTAGATACTAAACGTTGACCAAACCAAAACGAAACTATTACAGAAAATATACCAGAGATTTCTGTGGACCAAAGTAGTTTAAACAGTTCCACACTAATCATGTCAAATGCTGATAGTATTGTTAATAAAACAAACTCAAAGAAAAAGAAATATGTAATCAAAGGTCTTACCGTAGCAGATAGATTTACTACCCACTGGCTTGATCTTTTACTATCTGCTTGGGAACTCTTTTGTACCTGTACGTTTAACTCACCTGTGCTTTGTACAATAGCTTCATCTAACCTATCTTGAGATTGTTGAGCCATAATCTTAAGCTCATGCTCTTTATCCCTAGCATCTTGTTTCTGATCCATAAATGTTTTAAATATAGAGGGTCCCGTAGAAGTAACAAACCCTAATAAACTACCAAGTAATGTAATCATGTTTAAACACTCTCTACTGGTGGATGTTTTCCGTTATGCATTTTTTCAAGTTTTGTTATACGATCACCATTAGTGTGAGCCATAACAAGTATTTTCTCAAGTTCTCTATTGTTTTTTTCAAGTCTTTCTGGTGACATAATTGAAGAAAGAACGTGAGTTTTTTGTGCGTTAAGATCAATAGCGTTTTCTTGTCTATCTGTACGTTTATCTAAATCTCTTAATCTAGATTCATAATCAGATTTAATATCGTTTAGTTGTTCTATAACCGAAGCTAACTTCTGTTTCACTATGGTGGCTGCCGAGACAATACTAATCAGCATACCACCTACGGTTATTATTAACTTCGCATCTATCTCCACTTCGGTTACTCTACTTCAACCCAGCCTTTAGAATTGTCGGCCTGATATACATCTTCATCCCAAAGATACATTTTGTCATCGTCTGGGTGTTCAACAGGTGCTTGCCAATCATCATCAGAGTCTAAAGCCCATGAACCGTATGGTTGTGGAGCAATAAATTTGTCCTTAGTAGAGTCATAAGTAAAACCGATGCCAGCATATTGTTTTCTAATGTTGTTATTGTAGCTGGTCTTTACCCAATCATCTTCGTGGACGTTAGCTTGCAACCAATCGATACAAGCCTGTTCACCATCGTTGGTTTCCATATCGTTGTCCATTACTAAGACTTGAACAACTATATTGTCTGAGTTTACCTGTGCGTAATGTGCCATTATTTTATCACCTTTAATTCTGGCTCCAGTATCTCTGGAGGTTGAGGGTTTTGCTTTTGAGTTTTGCCTTTAATGAAAGAGTCGCACTTTCCCCATTCCATCATTGAGGGGAAAATACTAATTATCTGACCTTGGATTGTTACAATCGGAACAGGAGGGTTAACAATGCAAAAGACTTCTCCTTCCGCCTGACTCTCCATTGAATGACTACAACTTCCGCAACTTTTTTTCATATTAATTCCTATTTATATTTGTATCTAATGATTACAACACCTGAACCGCCTGCGTTTGTAGAACCGTTGCCACCGCCGCCAGCACCACCACCAGTATTTACTACTCCAGCATCCGCAGAACCACCGCTGTTGGCTGTCCCACCACCGCCGTTTCCACCTGCCCCCGAACTTCCACCAAATCGGCCACCTCCGCCTCCGCCACCTCTAACTACAGATGATCCTGAAATAGTAGAGGCAACGCCTACACCGCCTGCACCGCCAACTGATCCCGTTCCATTTGCTCCAGCGGAACCTGCACCACCGCCTCCGCCGCCTCCATCGTTGTTTGCTCCAGTTGTTCCAAAGCCATCGCCACCATCGTGGCCTTGATTGGCTGTTCCAGAACCACCGCCAGTACCGCCAGTGCTTCCACCACCACCACCTGATCCACCAGCTATTCCATTTGTGAGAGTGTAGTTAATTCCACCACCGCCACCTATAGAGGTAATTGATCCAAATACTGAATTTGATCCGCTGACTCCTGTAGTCGAAGACCCTGCCGCACCGCCACCGCCAACAGTGACAGTGTAATCTTGAATAGAGGCTGTTAGCCCTGTCTCGCTAGACCCACCTCCACCAGATGCTTCAGAGTTCCAACTAGCTCGATAACCTCCAGCCCCACCACCACCAGATGTAGATGATCTTGGGCCACCTCCACCGCCAGCGATAACAAGATAATCAAGAGTGCTATCAGCAACGCCAACAGTGTTAACAGAAAAGGTTCCACTAGAGTTA